TTTCAAGACCTTGCATTAGCGGCAAGCAAATTTTCAGATGCCACAGGTCTGGCCGTTGAGGACGCGTCACGAATTATTGAAGCCGCTGGGGACATTGGTGTCCCAGTTGACGCCCTTGAGGGTGCTATCGGTCGACTCAACCGAACTATCGGCGCGGACCCCGACAAGGTGCGTGACCTTGGCGTTGACCTCGTTTACTTAAACGACGGTTCGTTAAACGTCAACGAAACATTCCTTAACACCATTGATCGAATCAAAGGCATTAAAGACCCGGCTGAAAAAGCAACGGTTGCAGCGCAGCTTCTTGGCAAGGGCTGGCAAGGAATGTCTGAACTGATTGAGATGGGCGCGGACGATCTCAGGAAATCTTTGGACAGCGTTGATGACTCAAAGATTATTGACAAAGACGAGGTTGACAAGGCTAAGAATTATCGCGCGGCCATGGACGACCTTAAAGACTCATTTGAAAAAGTTGCTATAAACCTCGGTGAGCGTTTAATTCCTAAAGTTGCCCAGTTGCTTGAGTTACTAGCCAAATTACCTGAGGCTTTGCGTGGTGCTGGTGGCGTTGTTGAGGACGCGATTACAGACGAATATTTAGCGTCGCTTGGTGACGAAGCCGCCATTGCAAGACTTGAACTTAAAGCCCTTGCAGATATGTATCAGGGATACTACGCAAGTCGAGCGCAGGGTGCTAAAGACGACACATACAAACTTGAGCAACAAATGCTTGATCTTGAGCAAGCAACTAGCGACACCGACAAGGCTTTCCAAGACCTCAAAGACGAATTAAAACTTGATAGTGCAGTTGCTGAAGCAACATCGCAGTTAGACCAACTAAAAGAAAAAGCGGTTGAGGCTTTTAACGGTGCCGATGGTGCTTTAAGCGAATATGAGCAAGGGCTTATTGACGCCAAACTAATGATTCTTGATCTTGCCGAAACTATTGCGTTGACTGACTCGCAAAAAAATCAGATTCGAGTCCTTGTTGACACTGGCGAACTTGAGCGCGCTTTAGGTCTTATTAACGTTATTACGGCTGGCGGTTACACTCCTGAATTGAACGCAATGCGGTTTCGCGGTGCACGAGCTGCAGGGGGTCCGGTCGCACCGGGTAGTTCCTATTTAGTGGGTGAGCGCGGGCCTGAGTTATTTACGCCGTCGTCGTCTGGGAACATCACACCCAATAATGCGATGGGTGGTAACACGATTACGGTCAATGTGAACGGTGGCGACCCTGACGCAGTAGTCCGAGCAATTCAAAAATATGCTCGACAAAACGGTGCGATCCCATTACAGACCACGACAAGCGCAAGGTTCTAAATGGCTATTACGACCGCCTTTACAATAACGGTTGGCAACCTTGGCGCGTCATATGACATTACGTCTGAGGTCATGTCGTTTAATGTCAACACACAGGTGTCGTTGGCTGAGATCGGTACCAGTAAAGGTTCAATGCTTATCAAAAACTTCACGGGATCTTTTACCCCGGGTGGAGGTGGCACGTATGGGTCGGTTGACTGGTTTAATCAGGCCGTACTTATTAACGGGACTACAACGGTGGGCGGTGTGCCGACCAGTTTTAACTTGTTTCACGGGATCGTTGACCAGTTTGCATTGGACGACAACGGGATTAACTCGTATGTGACTATTTCGTTTATTGACGCTTTGACTGCTGGCGGTCGTTCCGCAACAGTAAGCACAGCATTCGTATCTGGTCTAGCGTCAACAGAAATTGAAGAATTCTATGAGAATACGGGTGTTTTAAGTCCTGCTCAAATGCCTACTCTTGGTGGCACTAACACTGGTTACGCAGTTACAACAAAACTTTTGACAGACGATTATTCCGTACTATGCTCTACAGCAAACATTGGCAACAGTCTTAATTCGTCTATTTCACTTATTATTACGCCTGTCGGACCCGCAATAATTATTCCGACAACAGTCACTTTAACTAGCCCTGTTTTTGGTTACGAACTCATTGATTACACAATGACTCGAAACGCCGCCAACCGAACAACTTTTCTTTTCAAAGACAAAACTGTGACAGGGACACAACTGCCCATCGGTGATCTTGTTACTGGTTATGACGAAGATCAACTCACTAACTATGTGACCCTAACTGACCCAACAGGAACCTCAACCGTCACAAGTTTCAATGCAACTTCAACAACTAAATATGGGCAACGGTTTAGGTCTTACACACAAGCGGGATCTCCATCGGTCGCAAGTCAAACCAGCACAGTTAATTCGTGGATTAACCGTTTTGGTGAAATCACTTTTGCACCCGAGGAACTGTCGTTCAGTTCTAAAATGGTTCAGTCGGCAGCTGCTGACGCCGCCGCCCCGTTTTGGAACAAGATCCTTGACATTGAGTCGGTAATGTGGCAACCCGTCCAACTGACCTATACGCCGACCGGGTGCGCTCAACAAACCAAAATGTCAGTTATTGCCAGTCGCCGTATTTCGGCTACACCGTCGGACTGTCAAGTAACGTTAGGTTTGTTGCCCGCATATCAGTATCAAAGTTTTATTTTGAACGACACATATTTAGGGATACTTGACAGCAGTCGAGTGGCGTAAAGGAGAAATTATGGCTACACAGTGGACAGCAGGGACGACTAGCGGGCAGGTGTTAACTGCGGCGACGCTCAACACCATTGGGGCCGCATGGGAAACCTACACACCAGCCCTGACCGCTTCAACTACAAACCCGACACTAGGCACAGGCTCATCGGTATCTGGCAGGTATGGGCAAGTTAATAAAATTGTTTGTGGTCAGGGACAAATTAGCTTTGGTACTTCAGGCGTAGCAGCAGGTAATGGGTTCTACTTTGTCAGTCTCCCAATTACCGCTCAAAGTAGTGGCAAAGTAATCGGGCAGTTCCAATTTTATGACTCGTCATCCGGAGCCGTTTACCTTGGATCGGTAATCTCAGACACCACGACTCGAGGCATTATGTACTATGGCGCACCCTCAACCGTTGTAACAAACGCGACACCAATGGTTTGGGCCGCTAATGACTTTATCCGTTACACATTCCAATATGAGGCCGCATAACCATGATCTACGAACTGACTAGCCCACTAGACGGCGAAACAATCCCCGACGAATACTTGATAGAGCGCATGCGTTTGCACCGTGACCGACTGCTTAAAGAGTCCGACTGGACACAACTACCAGACTCACCCGTAGACCGTGAAGCATGGGCGACCTACCGTCAAGCCTTACGGGACTTCCCAGCCACATGGACAGCAGGCCCCGAAGCCGACTTCCCTGATACACCATGAAAACGCTCGCTGTTGTCGCCGCCTTCGCCATTGCACTAATGCTCGTAATCACCAGCTGTAGCGACCGCACTCGAGACAACTGCGAAACCAAACCCACAGCCCAAAGGTGCAACCAATGAGAAAGTACACAAACTCAGAAATCAAAGCTCGACTAATACTTATTGTTGGCATTGCTTTAGCCGTCGCGTTTCTAGGTTCAACTGCAGCTCTCCTTTACGGCCTGCTGTTTGTTATCCAACCTTTGGAAGTCAGCCCTAATGATGAAAGTGCATGGTCACTACTGTCGCCAATGATGCTTTTCCTGACCGGAGCCCTATCAGGAATCCTCGCCAGCAACGGCCTCAAAGACAAGGGAGACAGAGATGAGTCCTAGACCGTACACAGGTAACAAAGACGGCAACCATCCGACCGAACGACCCGGCACCACTCGATTCGTAGAATTTATGGAATACCTGTTCGGTTTAAAATCGCTAGGTATTTACGCCAACCGCAACATGAGATCGTCGGCCAGCCTCAGCGTTCACGCAACGTGGAGAGCCATAGACCTGACAGGTAAAGGGACCGCCAAACAGAACGCCGAGTCCCGCAAGGCCGCAGTCGAGTTCTTGTTTGCTCACCGCGACATTTTGGGCATAGAGGAAATTCATGCCTATGACGGCGTAGGTTGCCCAATTCCAAATCTCACCAAGTTTGGTGGCGGTTTCCGATGCGACCGTGACCAATGGCGTCCGTGGTCCCTCCAAAAGAACGGCGGTACGCCGGGTGGCAACTGGTTCCATGTCGAACTGGCACCCACTATGGCTGACTCTGCCGACCTCATAGAAAAGGCGTTTGCTACAATTTTCGGGTAGGTCCTTGACAATCGGCTTGGGAATCGGTCAAATGACTGGCAACCCAAGTGCGTCCCGTAATAGCGGGACCCCGACCGCAGGAGGAAAGCAATGCAACAATCCCTTTTTGACGTTCTCGCCGTACCAGCCGAGATGCTTAAATATGAAGCCTTCAAAGAGGCGAACCCGTGGGTCCTTAAAACCCTGACTCGAATGTCGCACGACCTACAAAACCGTGGATATTCCCATTACGGCATCGCGGCCCTAGTTGAGGTTCTGCGTTACGAATACGCACTCACTAATGACCCGACCTCAGAGTTCAAGTTTAATAACAACTATCGCGCTTTTATGGCCCGAGAGATCATGCAAAACAATCCTTCGCTTGACGGCTTTTTTGAGACACGCAAATCCGTCGCGGACCTATCAGAGGACTACTAAATGAATCTTAAACGACTAGCCATCATCAGTATTACAACCTATGCCCTGTGTGCTTTGTGGGCTATCACAGGCGTACAGGGCGACGGAGACACCCTTGAAACGGTCTCTGTGCCCCGAACGGTCACGGTTGCCATGTTGACACCCGAACAGATCCAAGACCGTTTAGAGGCGCTCACAGAAATAGCGA